TGGTCTTGACTTCCACAATATCGTTCTCGACGTTGTAGATTTTCTTTTCCAGCTTGGCAATCTCGGCACGCAGCTTGGTGATACGCTCTTCCTTGGTCAGCACAGGCTTGGTGGCTGTTTCGGTAGCGGCGGCTTGGGTTTGGTTCAGTTCATCAGACATGCAATTTCCTTTAAGGTTAAGTTAACAATGCAGCAGAGCTGCAAAGAGTGCGAAGATGCACTCACGAGAAGCCTGCACTAGGCAGGCTCCAAGTGGCTGCACCCAAGCTATAGCCCTACTACCTGCCAATGTACAGGTCACTGTAGGCATGGATGTTGCCCCCGTCGAGGCTAGCTAACAGGACTGGGGTAGCTTGCCTTCAGTCTGTGTTCATTACGAGGTGACCGTGATTGAATCGAGGGCGCCCCACCGTCCATGTGATCTGCCTGCCACCCGAATCTATCTTGTGGAAAGACGCATGTTCGGCGAACGAGAAGGCGGCAGTTGACGAATACCATTGGCGCACGGCCAAGCCAGCAGTGCATACTGTGCCATCCTTAAGGTTCTCGACCACGAACATCGTAGTGTCAGCGTCGAAGGCATAGCCCACAACACACAGCGGGTAGATGTCCCCGACGCTGTGCTTTTGCGGGCCCCCACCATCGGCGGTGTGGCCGCTGGGTGCTTCAGCCTTGGCAGGTGCGGTGAATGTGGTAGAGTAGGGCACGACCTTCTTGATCTGACTATCCAGTACGCACCAAACGTTGTTCCCGCCTACGGTGAAGTCTCCGTAAGTAAAGCGTACGTCTAATACCCCACTCAGATCTTTTGCAACTATAACTCCCCCAGCGCCTACTCGGTAGTAGTCCTCGTCGATATCGTCTATCGATACTACCTCAACGTGATCGCCGATCTTGAACTCTTCAGTCATGCTTGTCTCCTAGGAACGAAAACAGATTCACATTAAAGTCTCCCCATTCAGCGGCCTTCGGCCCGAACAGGCAACCCTCCATTAACTCGTGGCTGTAGTAGGCAATGCAGTCCTGCCCGCTATCAATGACAGCCTGCCATAGTGTTTCGTGTCGGTGTATGTCGGGTTTGAAGGTTCCTTGTACGATAAGCAAGGGCTCCCCAAACCATACCCGGTTAGGCACTAGCACCATATTGGTAAGGTATCCAGTCTCCATAATCTGAGGAAGCACTCTAGCCCACACCCGGATCCTGGCTGGCACCGGCACCGGCACTTTAGGTAAGGACTGACCACAACCTAAGCCGATATTCAGGGTTACGTCGTGCCCACTGGGTAACGCAAATATCTGTAAACTACTTGCCATAACGGTTATTCCCCCGGTTACGGTTAGTCCAGTCTTGGACATACTCGACTAACTCACGGGGCAGGCGCATGCCTGCCTCTTGATACTCGTCAATTATACGGCCCGCTTCCAGCACTTTGCGTGGCGCGTCTAGGGCCTTCAGATCATCCTGCACACTCATACCCAGTCCCCCGGCTCGGTCACGGCTAGCAGGCAGACTAGATTTAGCCGCTGCCCCGTCCATACACCCCTGTCTGGCAAATAACCATCCATATAGTCGGCACCGTAATCGGACATAACCGCATAGGCATTGTCGCAACCACCGTCATGTTTCAATATACGACACAACCCATACATGTAGGCACCGTGGCAGTCCAGCAGGGACGGCAACTCAGGCATAGCCATAATGTTGCGGGCTGCCTGGTGAATGTTCACCGGCCCTTCATTCTTGTTCATTGCGAATCTCCTTGGTAATCTCGTGAATGAGCCATGCCAACAGGCGGTAACGCTTGCGGCCATTCTCGGTGTCCAGCGACCACATGCCGGGCTCGCCGTATCCGTAGCCATCACCCTCCACCGGGTAAGCGGCAGAGCCACTTGTTTCAGGCCATCTGCCGAAGTTTGGTAGCAACCGGACACCTTCACTGAATTTATAGTTATAGTCGTCCTTCAACACCATCTTAAGATTCTTACAGATGCCAACATGCACCGAACGCGGCCCTTCAACACCGATCTTGGTGAGGGCCTCCAAAACAAGCAGTTTGTCCATAGTTTACTCCTTCAGTAAAGCGCACTGGCAAGGGCCTACTATTAGCCCTTGGCACTGGCTTCAACTTACACGATAGCCTCAGGAGCTACCGGGGCAGTAACCGTAGCAGGCACCTTTTCAGGTGCAATGTCGGCAAAGGCGGCAACTTTCACCAGCTTGTCATGGTCGATGCCATTGGCAGCAGCCCTCTTCAGCAGCGACATCATGGCAGCTTGGAAGTCGAAAGCCTTGGCCGTAGCCTTGGCCTTTTCGTCGGCAAACATGAACCATTGTTTTTCTGCGGCAGCCGTCAAGTCGGTTGTCCGGCTCTTGTCGTAGGCCAAAGGTTGGCTGTCCCTGGTGACCTTGTCGTGATTCTTTTTGAACTTGCCAAACGACATGGCCCATTCAGCGAACGCTTGATGCTGTGTACGGCGCAGTACATTATACAAGCGGTTCATGGGCATGGTATCGCCGTGTTTCTCGGTATGCTCAAGACAAGCCATGCCCAATGCTTGAATGTCAGCCTCGACACTTGCGTTACGCTTGCCGAGTGCATCAATCTTGCGGTTCAGTTCTTTGGTATCCATTTTAGATTCTCCACATGGTAAGCTAGGAAAGTCTAGCTGTAAGCATCCTAAGTCGACACATGTATCAATAGGACACTTACAGATAGACTAGTCTATCCTGTTGTTAGTTAAGCTCTATAGCCTAGTGTATAACCTACACGGCACTTACAGATACAACTTTCCTTAACGGTATCAAATACTGTAAGCATACGTCGGGTATTCAAAGGTAAACCCGCTAGTCGAAACCTATTTCGCAGTTATAGCCTGTCTATCGTCGGCATGCATCCAAGCATACAAACTCAAGACAAACCCGCTACTCTAGTGCAACTAGCATACGCCTTGTCCACTCTAACAACTTTCCCGTCGGGCATAAGACAAGTGGGCGCGGCTACCCATAACCGAAGAGTATACCCTTCAGCTTGTCTATCAAAGCCGTCATAAGTCATAAGCGATTACAGATTGACCGTTAGGCCCACTGTAACAACCGATAACCATACAGTGTCTCACGACACGTTATTTACTAACCGAGACTGCATTATATCACAGTCTTAACTAACCTGTCAACTAGCTGCTTATTTAGGCTTACTAGTTAACCACCATGCTTTCGCATGGCTGCATTGTAGCACATTTTCTGGTAAGTTTCATCCCTGCATCCTCGGGCATTACGCTAGCGGATCTCGCTTGCTAGCTAACTCTACCATGTACTACTTTCGCAGTGGCTGTATTCTATCATGCTTTTCAGTCATTGTCTACAGCCTTGCTAGTAAGCCTTCCTATTAAGCCTTACTAGCTCGCTTTCTAGCTCTTCGCTATTTGCGAGCCTCTATTGTAGCACAGTGTAGAAGCCTAGTCTATAGGCTCCAGCTCTATAGCCTTACTAGCTCTAGCTCTTCTATAGCTCTGTAGCTCTTAGGCTTCTATAGCTCNNCTAGCTCTAGCCTTCTAGGCGGCCTTCTAGCGTCATGCCTTCCGCTAGCTTGCACATAGATGCAGTCTGTGGATAAAGTCCTCGTGTTGTATGCGGGCGGTATGCCCTATATTAAAGGTACCGGAGCTAGCCGCGTATCAGGCAATAGCGAATCAATCAGGATCAGCAGACAGGATCAGCAGAATCAGTAGACAGATGCCCGCCCACTCCCGCCCGTATTGGCCAATGGCCCGGCAAGGCCCCTAGAAGCCCCAGGAAGGCCCGTATCAGGCCGCGCCCAGGGCTACCTAGCCCGCCAGTCCCACGGCCCGCTGTAGGCCCGTTAATGGGCTAGGCACGCGCCCGCGCAGCCCATCAGGAGCAAGGCCCTGGGGGAAACGCGCGTGCGAATTATCGGAGGTGCCCCCTCGCAAATTGCCATCAAAATTAGCATTTGCCTAACCGTTCTTGTCCTTAGCTCATCCTCGAACATCCACTCATGGCTGTTCAGCCCACTTGCGTAGGCTCTCCTTGTCTATATTACAGGTAGCGAGACTAGCACGATAGGCTAGAATCGTCTCAACCAACTGCCCGTTAGTCTTAACTAGCTCAGCCACCACTGGGCAATCAGCCAGTAATTCCACGGGCGGCTTCTCCCGCACGTATTTGACCGTGCTACTGCACCCCGGCAGGGCCACCAGAATGGCCGCTAGCGCCAGCTTACAGGCCCTTGGACGGGCCCTGGAGAGCATTTTGTACTTCATCTGGGACATTGGTATCCGTCCAGTCGTTATTGCGTTGTAGGGCCTCTGAGAGGGCTTCCTGGGCCTGGGCCAATTTGCGGGCCTGTGAGGCGATTTTGGCCTGTCGGGCTACCAGCACCTTCCGATCCGATTTCTCGCGCTCCACGGCCCGATTCTGGGCCTCCGTGAGGGCCTTGTACTTCGCGGCCAGTACGGAATTTGCACCGATCTGGGCATACAGGCCCCAGCCCAGCAGGCCGGTGAGGGCGAGAAGGAGGGCTATGACGTACTTGGTCATAAGGTCAGTCCTAGTTTAGCAGCTTTCCTAGCGAATGCTTGGAATAGTCTGCCGTGTGTTAGTGCTAATCCGTGCTGCGCCTGATACTGGTGTACCATTTCGTGTGCCAGCGTGTCTAGCAGAGCCTGGCGTGTGCGACACCGGGCATCTATGTGGATGCGGGGCTCATACGGATCAGGGAAGAACAGGCCGTAGACTTCGTCATCTGTCGGCCCGTAGGTAATCTTGATTGACTTCAGCTTGTCAGCGAATAGCTCGCGGTTAAAGCGGGCGTGCCAGTAGCTGAAGAGAGAGCGGCTCGGGTCTACGCGCTCCGTGCCACGCCGGGATAGGTGTTGCTTTGTGGATAACCTCTGCCCGGACTTTGTAGTTGCCTTTGGCACATCCTGTTTCCCATTGCTCACGTTCACTCTTGCGGCGTACCACGAGGCCGGGTAGTTCCCTGCCACCTGCGTTAGTCCATCGCATGAACTCCTTTCCCGCGCCCCAACAGTCGAAGGCGTTAACCTTCTTGAGTAGGGTAGACTTAGCGAAGTTGGATTCACCGACGTTGAACACGAAGCTCGTGAGTGCGTCGAACTGTTCTTGAGTAAGCGGAACCTTGACCAGACGCTTAACGTCATCCTCGGCGTGCTTAACGTCCTGCTTCAGGAGTTCCTTGCATTCTTCCTCGGTCTTTACCTGTCCGAGTTTGGCAGTGGCGGTGTGCCCAGCGCATACGGTAACAACCCCTACAGGATCAACGTATGCTACCCGGCGCAGGCCCTCATGGGCCACGATAGCCCCGGCCCCAGCCATGCTGAGACTCAGGGCTATCGCCGCTACCCGCCCTTTAGGGGTGGTAGGTGATGCCATTAGCTGATCGTGTTGGTTACTGCGGTCGCAGTGAAGCTGGCAAGCAGGTTGCCGCCAATGTCACGCAGGTTGGAGGCTGCACCGGGTTGGGTGTAGGCCACGCTTACAGCGCCAGCAGCCAACGGGGTGTTGAGGTCGAGGAACACATAGGGGCCATCGACGGTCACCTTGGTAACGGTACGGGCCTGTACGGTCACGGCGAAGGCAGCGGGTGCCGGGACGAACGCGGGGTCAAGACCCTCGCTGGCAGTCAGTATGATCCGACTCTTGTTCAGGTTGGAAGCAGTGCGAGCAGCGATGGTGGGTACCACGAGGTCGCGCAGGCTGGCAACAGCCGTAGCACAGGCGGTGAAGAAGGCGTGCAGCACAGTAGCCGTCGAGGACACACCGCCATTGGCAGGAATGCCCGCGTTGATTTCGGCGGCGCTGATGGCCTTGGCGGCTTCGATACGGATACGGATGCCGTTGGACAGCAAGCCGGGAGAGGGGAGGGATTCTACGCGCATGGTGATTCCTTTATGTTAGGCGGCAGTGATATGCGGCTACCTTTTACGTTTTAACATGGACGAGCCAACCCGCTTGGGTTGGTCGTATCGTTTATAACCCAGGGGGTCAGCGATTGCCTCGGCGTGGGCCTTGGCTTGCAAAGCAGCGATCTGCTTCTTTTGGTCGAGGGCAATTGCCTCGGTGAAGTGACGGATACCACCTTCCACCGCGTCGATCCGGTCATCATGCACCAACGCATTGCGTGTTAGGCTGATCTTGGATAGCTGGTAGAAGAAGCTATACGTCAGCCTCAGAGCTGGAGCATAGAGCGAACTGGTCTCGAGGTCGTGCCTTACGGCGTCCTCTGTCACGATCAACGCACCACGCCCCATTACAGGTTCCAGCGTGTTGATGATGCGGGCTTCTTTCTGGCCCGTTACCAAGTCATCCTCAATACCCGCACCCGGTAGGTACTTACGTAGTACCGGGGTGAACACAGCGCGGAATGCGCCGTAGCCCATGTTCTTTTCGATCTTGACAACGAGCGGGCCTTGGCCGATGTTCTCGAAGGGCTTGATCCGCTGGGCCAGAGTTTCCAGCTTGTCGGGATCATAGCCACCGGGGATGCCGCCTACCCGCAGTAGGTACACGTTCCCGTTAAGGAATCCGAGTACGGCGTAGGCTGTCTCATCGGCGTTAGCGCCACCGCCCGCAGGGTCGATGTACGCAACCACTGAGGTCAGCTTGGCTGTCTCGTGGCTAATGTCATGGGGTTGTGCCAGTTTGAAGGCGTGCTCGTGGACGCTATAGTCCTTCAGGGTAGCCGAGGTCATACCCCGAACCACCGTCAGTGGGAAGCGATCACCCGCCGCGTCGAGCACAGTGATGCGCTCAGCCTTCAGCGGGTACTTCAGCGCGTCCATCATGGCCGTGTTCAGCATGTGCTGAAGCTGGAAGTAGGCAGTGCCTTGGTCACGCTCTTTCTTCTGGAGCGTTTCCTCGTCGAGCAGCTCGGGGTCAATCGGCTGGCCCTGATCGCCAAGTAGGCCACCACCCGAAGCTAGGCTGGGGTTAGCGGCTAGGCGCTGTGCGATCAACGGGGCGAGGTTGTTGCCGTAGTGCTCCCGCTGCTTTTCGGTAGGGTACCGCCCCGGCCAGATGCGTGTGACCACGCCACGCGCCGGGAGGCTATTGTAGATGGACTCCATCGTCTGCGGGGTACCCAACCAGATGATGCGCCCGCTCTGGTTGATCGAAGTAAAGTCCTTAGTCAAGTGCAGCAGTTTGGCCCGTTGCGTGGGCGTAGCCGAGTTCTTGGAGGACTCAATATCGTCAGGGATCAGCAGGTCGGCACGACGGCCCTGGAGGTTGGCGTCAATACCAATACAGTCCACCGAGGCAGATTTGTCGATTCCCTTCAGGCTGTGGTGAATGTCGAAGCCTTCCACCGAGGTGCGGTCGCCAGCAGCCTTGTCAGGCCGCATGCACTCCAGCACGTCCACGTTCATAATGATACGAACGATCAAGGTGGCGATGTCGGTAGCCTGATCCCCGCCAGCCGACACGATAAGCACGCGCCCAGCAGGGTTGTGCATCAGGTACCATACCGCGAAGGCCGCAGCGATGGTCGTCTTGGCTTGCGAGCGCTGGGCCTGCACCATCAGGTACTGCGGGCCGTAGGCTATGTAGCCACCGATATCCTTCTGGATGTCGGTAGTGCTAAAGCCAAGCTCCTCCATCACGTCCTCCAGGAACGGGATGAAGGAGGCGTAGTGATGCTGGAGCAGTGAGAGGCTATCCCACCGCTTCGCAGCTAGCTCCAGTGACTCACGCGCTTTCATTGCAGCGTGGAACCGAAGCGCTCACTGAACTCCTGTGCAGCGGCGTCGAGGCTGGCTTGCGGAATCTTCCGCTTGCGTCGGTCGGCCAGCTTGCTAGACAGCTCGCGCAATGCCTCGTTCTGCTCAGGGTCGGCAGTGATATTGTTGTTCTTCAGGAAGGCGATAGCTGCGCCCAGTAGGGCAGGGCTCGGGCGTACAGTACGCTCTCTGCCTTTCTCGTCAGTCTCGACGTAGCCCACGACCTGTTCGGTCAGGGCCTCGGCGACCTTCTCGTGGAGTTCGCCTAGCTTACCGGCGTTTGCTGCCATCTTTGTTCCTCTTGATTAATTTGTCCCGCACCAACACGTAGACCTGGAGGCCCGTGTAGACGAGTGTGGCGATAAGAACCCAGTCGGACAGCCCAACCCCGAAGAGGGTGAGGCCACCCACTGTGAGTGTAGGAGAAGCCTTGACGACTTCGGTAACAACTTCGGAGTGTTGGGTAGTCATTGGAGTCAGCCCTTTACAGGGACATGGTTTGGGTCGTATCGGTTGAGGTATGGGATCACCTTGCTGGCAACGTACCGCTGCCAGCGGGTGCCCTCTTGCAGGCGGATTAGGCGGGTGCTGAACGTGAACTCCCCTCTGCGAGGGAAGTCCAACGTCAGTATCGCAAGTTCCGTGTAGTTAGCCACTACGTCAAGCAGCAGCGCTGGCATAGTAACCAGCAGCCACCACTTGTTCTGCTTATACCGTACCGCTAGCGGGTACAGCAGGGCTAGGGTGAGCGATAGCATCGCGGGCCGCCTGTCGTTTGAAGAGTATGTCGGGAGGGATAACCGCCCCGGTCTCTACCGAGCGGGTTACATACCAGTCAGTGCTAGCAAGGTAGGAGAGCGCCTTGGCGTTAGTCTCGGCCAGCTCGCCCTGAGCGATCATTTCGTCGGGCTTGCGGGTGTAGACCACGTAGGGCGCGTCGTCCTGCTCGGTGCGGAAGTATAGCTTATCGCTGTAGTCAGCAGGTTGTGGAGGATCGGCCAGCTCGGCAACCCCTAGTGCGAGGCGCACACAAGGGTCGCGTAAGTTGGCGTAGGTGACACCATCCTCCGTAGTATGGGGTGCGTCGATGTTGATGCGCTTGTTGTTGAGTGTGAACATTGCTGTGTCCTTATCGTGCAGTCGCTGGTGCGACGCCGCTGCCGCCGAAGGGGTGTTTGGCGTAGGCCATGAACACAGTGGTCTGGCCACTTTCGTTGTAGCCGTAGCCACCAGCGGTGCGAACCTTGAAAGTACCTGCATTGGCATCCACAAGGTAACCCGAGCTTCCTTCAGCGCCAGTGGTGTTTTTGAACAGGACTTCCCCGTTCGCGCCCATTGGGTTGTAGAGGCTGCGCACAGTGTCCCAATCGAACCAGTTGGAGGCGTTGGTCGCGGCCTTGAGTTCAAGGCTCTTGGCAGTGAATCCGAGGTAGCCGAGCGGGCCGGCAGCCGAAGCGTTACAGGCGAAGCTACCAAACTTGCTGTAACCGGGAACTTCGGCGTGGCAGTAGGCGACATGGGCTACGCCATTGGCATTGAGCCCGCCGATAGAACTACCCAAAGAGAACACCGTCGAGGATGGAGATGAGTTGTTCCAGTAGGTGTTCACGGTGAACGCATTGGTCAGGTTGACGGACATGCCGCCTAGTGCTGGACTCGCTGCGGCGTTCTTGTGATACAGGAAGAAATCGCCCGTGGCGCCGCGCTGCTTCACCGTGTACATCGCAGGAGCAAGACCAAGTCCATGCCCCACACTTGATGGCACGTTCGTGCCGTTGAATGTGGCGATACTGAACCCCGCCGTCACGTTGGCGCTGACCGTGCTAGTTATCGAGCCCTCCGTGTTGGTCTGCCGTGCCGAGACAAGTCCGGCCTTCCACATGCTCACAACATACGTGCCATCGGGCAACGTGGACTTCAGCGTTCCGGTGGTGCCAGAGATACCCAGAACGTTCGCGTCGGTGGTTTCAGCCGCCGTACCGTTCGATTTCAGAACCTTGTCGTAGCCGCGCAGGCCGTCAATCTGATACCAATCACCAGCAGCATCGCGGCGCTTGATTTCAAAGTAGGTGTCGTACAGCGTGGCGTCCCACGGTATCGTGAAATTGGTATTGCCCGACTTCGTGAGCGTGAGGACTTCGTGGTGGTCGCTCGGGTTCGGGATCGTCACCGCTGGCAGGTTCGCCGTACACAGGGCTTTGAAGCCAGTTGGAGGGGTGTAGGCGAAGGGGCGCTGGCCGAAGTTGAATGCCTGATTGATACCAAACGAGCCGTCTGCGTCGGCTGTCGCAAAGCAGTAAGGAACGCCGCTGATAACCGCAGACGTTATCTGCCCTTGGCTGATATTGTTTTTATAGAACGTGACAACCTTCGTGTCTAGGTCTAGCGCGATACCGATTAAATCATTGGTAGTGTACGAAGCCCCATACCCAGCGCCGCCTGCTCCAGAAACGTATTTGTTTCCGTTTTGGGCGTAAGCTATGCCGCCGGAAACGGAGTCAAACCGAGAGGAAGGCGCAACCGTTGCAGGCGCCACACCGATCATGTCAGCAACACTACCGCCAACCACCAGCACTTCTGCATACCACTTCCCGCTGCTCGGGGCTATTGTGGAGAATGCGCTGAAGCCTTGCGCCCCCACGCTCGAAGTTACGTTCAAATTCCCGCTCGCCAGCGTCATGTTGGACGAAGAACCGATCGGGTTGAGCGTTGCGTAATTGCAAGTCGGCGTGTCTACCGTCCAGTCATACGTCGCGCCCGCTGTCAGACTCACGTTGGTGGCCGTCCAGTTGTTGCCGTTACCTGATCGGTCGAGGCACAGGTTGGTCAGGTTGCTGCCATCGTTGAATGGGAGGTAGAAGCCGTTGGTGCCGTAGGTGCCGCTGTAGGCCGTGGGCACCCATACACCATCGGTGTTGAACTGGCCGAAGTAGGTGGGGTCGAGGGCTTGGCCGTCGATGAAATAGACATCGGAGAGGTAGCCGTCTAGGTAGAACGATCCTGATC